GATCAGGGTTTTCAGTATTGTCATTAACAAACAAAGCTTTTCTTCTAGCTAAACCACGCATAACCTTGCCACCTTCTGTGACATGTTTACCTGCTTCTAGCATTACCGAAACATCTCTGTCGTTTGGTGCCTTTTTAAGTTCGCCTATAAAGGCTTTATTACCTGAATACTCTAAACCCGCTACTCCCATATTCCAAGCCAAGTCAATAATAGCTTTTTGTTCTTTGACACCTAGCTCATTGAAACCTTCTACCTTTTGTTCTGCGCCCTTTTTAAAGTTATCAATAACTGCAGTAGACCACGCTGTGTCAGAGGAGTAGTCAGAACGCTTTATGCCATCTTTAACTGCACCTGACGTATCCATGTTTGCAGAGCTAAACTTCTCTGTTGGTTTACCCTGACTATTCACGTAGCCGTTCTTTTTGAGCCACTTTCCTCTCTTAGCTCTGTCTGAAGGTACTACCATTCCATCAATCTTTAAACCTGAAGTAGGAACAATGCCAAGGGCAAGAGTTACGTTCTCCCAATCAGCGCCTATATGAGGATCAACACCCTCTGTCTTCTTAAGGTCAGTACTCATCTCAAAAACAGCAGTACCATACTGTGTAGGTACAGACAGGTCACCATCCTTACCATCAAGGCTAGGACTCATTAAGCCTTTCCCATCGGTAGGCTGCACCTTATCAGCATCAAGCTCTTCTGTCTCAATAGTACCTTGACCAATTTCTTCAGCCATCTCATAAAGAGGCTCTGGATTAGTTAACTTACCTTCCTCAGTATCGGTGATATCTACAAGCGTCGAACCCTGTGGCTCAGGAGTAGGCTCTTCTAATATACCCAGCGCCTCAGAGATAGAATTCTCAATAGCATCACGCATATCAGCATCACGTGTATAGCGTCTTACTTCATCCCAATTTACCCCTTTTGTATTAGGAGCTTTAGGGCCAAACTTTTTATTGAAGTCTTCTTTATCTGCATACGAATCATAAATGCTTTGAGAGAAGCGCTTATAAAAGTCTGTCATTTTATCATTTTGTTCTGATGTAGCAGGACTCATAATAGAACTTAAAGGCTCTTGACTACCTTGCTCTTGAATATACTTTGTTATGTCAAAAGTTGCCATTATCTTATCCTTAATCCCAAACCGCACCAACAACAGTGCCAACAGTAGACCAGAAAGTGTTAGACTTGCTAGCAGCAGCTTCGTTAGCTTTAGCAGCAGCCGCTGCATCCGACGCATACTTAGTTGCATCAGCAGCGATCTTAGAGGTTGCAATACTTGTAGCTCGATCTGCATCATTGTTTGCTGTCTGCCATGCATAACTCATACGATCACGATACTGTTGAATTACAGCATTGTAGCCCAGCGCAGTCATCTGGTTTGCAGACTGTGCGAACTGCCTGTTAGCTTCATTCTGTGCAGCATTTTCTGTAGTTGTAACCTTTTGCGCCCACGCTGCATTAGCCTGAGCAATTACAAGTCTATTGGTAGCGTTAAACTGTTCACGCAGGTTTGCTTGTGTTGTGTTAAATTGCGCTAGTGCGTTAGCTTCACCTGCATTAAATCGTTGCATCTGGTTTTGCTGATCTGTGTTAAACGTTTGGATACGCGTATTTAGGTCAGCAAAGAACTGATTAGTTTGGTTCTCACTAGATGCGTTAAACTGAGATGCAGCATTCTCTGCAGCAGCGTCAGTAAGTAATGCATTAGCTTGTTGCTGCGCTTTAAACATAGCTGTCTGCTGTTCGTTAGATAGGTTCTGCATATCCATCTGTAAGAAGGACTTAGCATTTTGTACTGCAGCTTGTTGGCGATTGTTTAAGTTAGCCATATCCATCTGAGACATAGCAGCAGCATCAGCCATAATCTTAGCGTTCTGCGCATTCAAGTTAGCTAAGTCTACAGACTGTGCCATACGTGCATTCTCAAGAGCTACCTGCTGGTCTGCAGTGAAGTTCATGTTTGCAATGTCGCTGATCTTAGCTGCATTAGCTACACGCGCTTGGAAATCTTGGTTGAACTCTAAGTTAAGAAACTTAGCGCGTTGCTCCGCAGAGAACATAGCCGCTTGCTGTTTGTTACTTAGGTTCTGCAGCTCAAAGCGTTGGAACGCAGATGCATCAGCTTGTGCAATAGGTAGCGCAGACTCCATAGCAGCCTGTATGATAGCCTGTCCTGCCATAGAGGAGCCTGACAGCCCACGTGCAGCCATCTGTGCTGTAGCAGCCCTCATAGCCCCTGCAGCCCATGCTGGTGGTTGCTTACCTTCAAAGTCTGCCATCAAGCCTGTAAGTTGGCCCTGTACAGTAGCATCTGTGGATGGTGAGCCTGTAGCTGCAGCAAAGTTAGTCTCTGTGCGTACACGATCCATGTCTACAGCAGAACCACTAATCATCTCGCCAGCTTGTACTTCACGGTCAGGTACCTGTTGTACTTGCTGAGCTTGCTGTATCTGAGCTGCACTCAATCCAAGCTGAGATAGCGTCTGAGGGTCCATCGTCTGAGCATCAACTAATGCTTCATCACGTGGCTTACCTGTCGCAGCTTCTAAGCGCTGCATAACTTCTTCTACACTTGCAGACGCTTGTAAAGGATCATACTTTTCTACGATAGGTTTCTCTGCAGCTTTTATATCTTTCTGTGCTTTAGCTGTTACTTGCTGAGCTGCATCTTGCTCTTCAGTTAAGCCTGTACCTTCAGCAACTTTACCTGCAGCTTTATCTGCCTCAGAGATAGTAGCTACATCAGCTTTAGTAGCCATACTCTCAGGAGAGCTAATTAGCTTATTAGTTAAACCTGCTACAGCCGCACCTGCTGCATCAGTTACAGCTTGCTGCTGTTGTGCGTTTGTATCAATAGTTGTTTCTTCTTGTTTGTTATCATCTTCTAGGCCACCTTCATCGTAGCCTTTTTTCATGTAACCACCATGCGCCATCTGTATACGCTTTTGTGCAGTTTCAAACATCTTACCTACACGTGCAGCGGCAGCAGGATTAGCTGCTAAGAACTTCTTTTGTTCATCAGCTTGCATACCTTGCATTTCAGGTACAATTTTACCCATTTGATCTGGTGTAAATCCTGCAAATACCTTAGCCATAATTATTTATTCCCTAATTGCATCCACACAGACGCAGCTATAAAAGATAGCAGTGCTACTGTAGATATTCTTACTATAGTATTCCAAATACTTTTCTTAGTGTCACGGAAAGCTTCCAAGAGACTGCGCATTTCTACAATATCTTTATGCGCTTCTTCATCCTGTAAGCCAAGAGATTTTAATGCCTCACAAGCACCACGTCTTGCTGCACGATCAAGCATAGCTTCTAGCTCTTCTGGTGTCAAGTTTATGGTACTCATGCTAGAGACAAGACGGCTTGGTAGGCCAGGTCACGTTGTGTGGAAACCCAGACTGCTGTGGAACATCAAGCAAGGCAGTTCGGTAGGTTGCTACCTCGGTCTGCTCTTGTTCGCTAAGGTCAGCCCAGCGCAGGGGGTTACTGACGACTGGGTCAACTTCATGTTTTAGCTTTTGGTCACGCTGGTCCCTGACAAATGCACCAACACGTACATCATGGTCTGCCTGAGAGAATGGCGCAAAGTCTGAACCTATGAGAGACAACAGAGCTGTGTTGTCTACGGTCATGTCGGTGTCCCAAGGGGTCAGTGAGTAGGGTATCCATCCGTATTCTGGGTGGTTAATCTCTAGGTCAAACTGAGTGTTCTCAGGGTTCATGGACTGAGCATTACGTATTTCGGTAATTTCTATAGACATATTAGGAAATCCTTAAATAGACTGTCGGGCCAGCATCGCCTGTGTAACCCATTCTTCTCCAAGTTCCAGAGGTAGAAACTGCGGGGCCAGTAGACCAGTCTGCGTTACTGAAGTAGTTATTTGAGCCAGTTATTGTAGCACCGGGGTTACCACCTGAGGCTTTTAAGAAGGCATAACTACCAACAGTATCAGCACCTATCCCAGCAGTCGCGGTTTGAACCTGTGATGTCGTAGGTGCAGGGGCTGACGTAATGTAGCCAGCACCATTGCCGATCTGGGAGTTGTCAGTGATTTGAGTAGGGAAACCTGAGATGCTGATGCTGCTTAGGCCAGACCGTTGTAGGGTCAGG